TGCGGGCCGTAGCCGTGGCGTCGAAGGTCGTCGACCGGGACCGGGGGTACAAGGCCCTCGTGCGCCGCGTGTACGGCTTCGGGCGGCCCCAGGTCGTGACGGGCATCCAAGAGGCCGACGGCGCGCTGCCGGCCGCCCAGGAGCCCGGGAAGGGGCAAGGCGGTGGCGGGGGCACGACGGTCCTCGACGTCGGCACCTGGAACGAGTTCGGGGCGGAGATCCAGCTCCCCGGGGGGCAGGTCATTACCGTCCCTGAGCGCTCGTTCATCCGGGCGTGGTGGGACCAGGCCGAGCCGCAGAAGCGCGCCGAGCTCGTGATCCTCATGAAGGAGGTCATCGCCGGCAAGCGGACGAAAGAGCAGGCGCTCGAGCTCCTCGGCATGAAGTGCCAAGGGGAGATCCAGGCGCGGATCGCGCAGGGCATCGCGCCGCCGAACGAGCCCTCGACCATCGAGGCGAAGGGGAGCTCGACGCCCCTCATCGCCACCGGCCAGCTCCGGAGCGCCGTCACCTACGCTGTGAGGGAGAAATGAGCGAGGCCTTCCCCCGGCATGTCGTCGAGAAGCTCGTCGCGCAGTTCGCCGGCGTCCCCACGACGTGGGTGGACGACGACCAGCCCCAGCTCGGCCAGGGCGACGCCGCTCCCCAGGCATGGATCGAGCTCGGCGTGTCGGCCGTCACGCCGAAGGGGCAGGACGACTACCGCCAGGTGCCGCACCCGGAGAATCCCGACGCGCTCCTCAGCGCCTGGAACGGTTACCGGATGTACATGGTGAACCTCCGCGCGAAGAGCCTCAACGCGAGCGTCCAGGCGTTCGATCTGCTCGAGCGCGTTCGGCTCCGGCTCACATCGGTGACGGCGAACGCGCAGTACGACCTCCACAATCTCGCGCTCGTGCGCACGCATCCCGTCGCCGTCTTCCGCGTGCGCGCCGACACGCGCACGCGCCTCGAGGCGACCATGGACGTCGTCTTCGGGTGGGTCGTCACCGCCATCGCCGACGACGACGACGGCCAGACGATCGGCCAGATCAACAGCGGCGGCCCCATCCCCGGGAAGGTCACGGCGTAGCGGCCTCGTTTCTACCTTCGCCGCCGTGCGCAGGCAGAAGGTCACGCTCGCGGCCGGCGTCGACGAGACGCTGATCATTAACTACCTCGCCGGCGGCGTGGCCGTGGACTTCACGGGGTGCACGGCGCGCTGCGCCTTCTACGTCACGCCGGACGACGCCGCACCGCTCGTGCAGGTGTCGACGACGTCGAGCGCCGACGGGCAGATCAAGCTCGGGACGCCGGGCGGCGATCCCGCCGTCGGCCTCCTTCGGCTCGAGCTCACCGCCGCGGGGACCACGAAGCTCACCGCGCCCGTCGTCCACGCCGACCTCCTCATCACCTGGGCGGACGGCATCGAGCGCCACTTCCTGGCGATCGACGCGGACATTCACCCGCGAGGGCCGTTCCAGTGACGGACAAGCTCTACGAGGTCGTCCAGTTCGGGCTCCAGGGGCCACCGGGCGCGCCGTCGACGGTGCCGGGACCGACGGGCCCCGCCGGCGTCGGCAACACGACGCTCCTCGCGGACTACGCGCTCCCCAACGTCGGCCAGCTCGCCGTCGCGAACGTCGCCACGACCGCGGCGATGGTGCCTGGCCAGGTCGTCGCGATCGACCAGCTCGGCGCGCTGCAGGTCATCGGCGTCGTCGACCCGACGCACGTGAACCTGAAGAACCTCGGCTACCCGGGGAACGCCGACCCCGGCACGGTGGCTCCTACGGGCTCGCTCGTCGCGCCCAGCGGCAAGCAGGGGCCGGCGGGACCCACAGGGGTGAAGGGGGACACGGGCCCGCAGGGACCTGCCGGAGCGGGCGGCGGCAGCGCGATCGTGAACGCCATCGCGACGGGGGACGTCACGCTGAACCCGTTCCCGAATCAGCTCCAGCTCGTCGACACGACGAGCGCCTCAGTCACCGTGACCGCGAACGCAGCCGCCACCGTGTCCAACGTCGTGAATGTCGTCTGGGCGAAAGGCGGGACCGCACCGACGTTCGCCGGCGGCGGGCCGCTCGTGCGCAACCCGGAGACCGGCGCCTGGGACACCGCGTACGCGTTCGGCCCGCTCGAGCGCCAGGTGCAGTGGACCCTCTTCGACTTCGGCACGCCCGACGGGCTGCGCTGGGAGGTCACCGGATGAATCGCCGCCTGCTCTGGAGCGGAGGCCTCGCCGTCCTCTTCGCTCTCTTCGTCGCCGTCGGCGTCGCGCGCTGCCCTGCGGCGCTCGCGCCGGCGCCGCCTGCGCCCCACTACGGCGCGGGTCAGCTCACGGCCGCCGGCGACGGCATCCCGCACATTCGCGTGTCGCAGACGCAGGCCGAGGCGGGCCCGGTCGACGTCCGCGATCCGCGCGACTTCTTCCCGGCGATCGCCGACGCGGGTACCGGGTTCTACGCCGTCCAGCTCCTCGCCGACGGCGGCGTCGCGCAGGCGCAGCTCACGACCGACGTCATCGCCTCGCTCCCGCCGGCGTTCACGGTGTCGCTCGCGTTCGCGAGCGGCTCGGGGACCTACGAGCTCTCGCAGCCCGCGACGCCGACGTACAACGCGACGCCGGCGACGAACGCCGGCACGGTCACGAGCTGCACGATCGCGGACAACCAGGGGCACTCGGCGAGCGCGATCTCGCACGCGAACCCGATCAACGTCGACACGCCGGCGGGCCCTCACTCGTACGCGCTCACGAGCGCGGGCACGGTCCAGGTCACCGTCACCGAGACGCAGGTCTCGAGCGGCCTCCAGCGGAGCGGGAGCGCAACGCTCTCCTACGTCGCCCGCGGAGGCTGGCACGGCGTCGACTCGCACGCCGGCGGCAACGCGATCACCGCCAGCGGGAACAACGCGACGCTGAGCGGCGGCTCGGCGACGGCGACGCTGACCGGAAGCTCGCTCACGTCGAACTTCGTCGGGACGTCGTTCACCGAGACGCCGTCGTTCGAATACATCTACGCGGCGTACCCGCACACGGGGAGCCCGCACCAGTTCAGCGCCGGGGGCTTCTTCTTCCCGATGTCGGTCGTCGTGCCGAGCTTCTCGTTCACGAACCAGTGGGGGCAGACGTCGATCCCGGTCGACATCTACCGCTCCGACAACCTCCTGAACGCGACCTTCAACGTGCTGGTGACGCAATGAAGAACCTTCGCCTGCGGACGGTGCTCGCAGCGGTGGTCGCGTGCGTCCTCGCCGTCACGATGTACGCAGCCGCGACGAGCTCGGGCTGGATCTTCCTGGGCGGCCCCATCGGCGACCAGGGCGCCGGCACCCCTCCGCTCGGCGAGAGCGACATCGTCCTCGCGTCGACCTCGAGCCCCCACGTCGCGACGTCGCTCGAATACCGCGGCCTCTTCCTCAACGTCACGAGCTCGGTGACGCTCACGTCGCCCGTCACCATCCAGCTCCCGCTCCAGAGCGGCACCGGCAAGATCGTCCTCAACAACACGACGGGCGGCCAGGACATCCGCCTCGCGGGCCCGACGGGCGGCTTTGCGGCCGTCGCCAACGCGACGCTCGCCGTCGTCGGCTCGGACGGGACGAACTTCTACGCGGTGAGTGGCGGCGGGGGAGGCGGCGGCTTCGACGCCGCGGCGATCCCGAACATCCTCCCCATCCTCTCGGGCTACCTGCACGCCGACGGCGCGACCATCGGCTACCAGAACACGGTACCCGTCTCCGACCTCGTCGGCGTCCTCGCGGCCGCGAACGGCGGCACGGGCCTCTCGGCCATCGGCCTCGGCTACCTCTATGGGGACGGCGCCGTCCTCGCGTACCACGCGACGATCCCCGTCACCGACCTCACGGGCGTGCTCGGCGCCGCGAACGGTGGCACCGGCCTCAACGCGCCGTGCGCCCCGGGCACGTACCTCACGGGCGACGGCGGCGTGTACTACTGCTCGGCGGCGTACGTCTCGCCCCCACCGGGGAGCGACATCGAGGCCGGGGCCGCGGGGATACTCTACGACATCGGCTGGGCGGGCATCCCGCTCGCGGGCTCGAGCTTCCTCCCGCCGACCGACCAGGCCGTCCCGTACTACGCGGCCGACGCGGGGCTCTGGCGCGCCGCGCCGCTCGCCTTCTCCGGCGACATCTCGTGCACCGGCAGCGGCAACTCGTTCACGTGCACGGTGCTCGCCGCGACGGGGACGGGATCGAACCCGTTCGACTCCGGCGGTGCGCTCTTCAACATCGCGGCCACCGCGCAGTGCCTCGACTCGACGTCCACGTCGCCGTGGTGCGCGACGGAGGGGAAGATCTCGTTCACCGACACGACGACGTGGCAGACGATCATCCAGCGCCCCGTCGCGGTGAATGAGAACCTCCACGAGTATCTGACGTTCTGCGCGGACGACTACTCGGGCGACGGCGGGAGCAGCATCAAGAACTTCGGGTGCGGCTTCATCCAGGTGCACGTCACGACGGACACGGTGGCGACGTTCTTCGTCCCCGGCGCCGGCTCCGACTTCTCGACGGGGCCCGAGACGCTCAACGCGGCCGGCGCGACGACGCTCACGGGCTGCACCACGAACAACACGGACGCCGGGTGCACGCCGGGGGCGAACCTCTCGACCCTCTTCGACGTACGGAGCCAGGTCTCGAGCGGCCTCGTCCAGACGCAGGTGCGCGGGACGAACCTCACGCGCTTCCCGTGGAAGGGGACTGTCCTCGGCTCGATCCTTCGGAGAAACCCTTGAAGCGCCTCGTGCTCGCGCTCGCGGCGCTCGCCGCGGCCGCGCTCCCCGCCCACGAGCGCGCGCTCGCGGCGCCGGCGCACCTCCTCCACGCGCAGCTCGTCGCGCCCGTCTGCAAGCCGACGACGAAGACGCAGAACATCATCCTCAGCACGACGGCCGTCGGGACCGGCGGCGGCGGGACGATCATCACCGCCGACGTAGGGGGCTCGTTCCCGAGCTCGCCGACGATCGAGATCTGCCTCAACACGGGGGTCAACTCCGCGTCCGGGTGCGGCTCGAACCCGATGATCCCGCTCACGCCGACGTCGATCGCGACGACGAGCATTACAGCGAAGGTCCCCAGCGGGCTCACGGCGGGTTTCTACGACGTCTGGATCACCGACCCCGCGTGCGGCGGAGGCGTGCAGCACAACGCGCTCCAGGTCATCGCGGTGCGCGACTTCGCGGCCATCTGCGGCGCGAACCTCGATGTCTGGTACAGCGTCCTCCTCCCGCCGACCTGTAGCGGAAGCGCCTGCGCGAACGGCGGGACCCCCGACGCGTGGCCCGACAAGAGCGGCAACGGGCATCCGCTGAGCGCCTCGGGGACGGCGCGGCCGACGTTTAATTCGAGCTACACGAGCGTCCCGGCCGGGCTCAGTTACCCGAGCGCGACGTTCAACGGGTCGACGAACCTGATGAAGACGACCTTCACGGTCGCCAACAGCAACGACCTCGCGATCTGGCTCGTGGCCAAGCAGACCTCCTCGGCCATTAACAAGAACTTCGCGTGCGTGACGGACTCGGGCACGCACACGTTCTGCCTCGGCACGAGCTCGGGCTCCGCGACGATCCCGGCGCTCATCGACTCCGGGAGCGCCACCGTCTTCTCGAGCGCGATGACGTCGACGGGCTTCTCGGTCTTCGGCGGCAACCACAACAACGGCTCGGGACTCAGCACGAAGGTCACCGAGCGAAACCAGACCGCCGTCACGAGCTCGAACGGCGGCGCCATCTCCACGGGGACCGCAACGATCAGCATCGGCGGCAACTCGACCACGGCGAGCGGCAACATCGAGGTCCTCGAGCTCGCCGTCTGCCACTACCAACCCTCCGCGAACGACCTCGCGGACGCGGCCAACTTCATCAACCACGAGTATTACAACTACTCGCCGGGCTACATCGCGGCGACCGACACATCGAACGCCTCGCTGGGTTTCCGCATGCTCGGCAGCGGCGGCTCCGGTGCCTTCCTCTCGGGGATGGTCGTGCAGTTCGGAGGCGGCCTCGCCGGCGTCATCGCGGACCAGACGGCGACCATCCGCTCGTCGACCATCGCCGAGGTCCCGATGCCGGGCACCACGACGGCGACGGGGCGCCAGGACTACCCGCTCACCCTGAAGAACCCCGACGGCGGCGAGCTCCGCCTCCCGACGGGCCTCACGACGTACAGCGACCTGACGACTTCGCCGATGGTCGCCACGGGGGACGTCTCGGTGATCGGCTGGTACACGCTCGAGGGGACGGCCGGGACCGCGCACACGTACGGCACGAACTACACGACGAGCGGCAGCAACGTCACCGACCTCTTCGATCAGAGCCTCGACGGGAACGACCTCACCGAAGCGACGAACCCGCCGACCTTCAACTCGGCGGACGCCAACTACCCGAACACCGGCGGCACGACGGCGAACGCCAGTTCGATGGGCTTCGATGCGACCGCGAAGAAGATCGGGAAGACGAGCTTCGACCTCGGCACGCCGTCGTCGCCCGCCTTCGACGCGGTGATGGTCGCGCGGATGCCGAGCGGCGTCCCGCAACAATGGATGCTCGACTTCAACTCCCAGAACTTCTCCATCGAGAACTTCCAGGGGAGCGCGCGCGCGCTCTTCGGCGGCTCCACGGCCACGTGGGGCTCGAGCTCGGCGAGCACGACGTTCGAGGTGTGGGGCGAGCGCCCCGCGGGCTCGAGCCCGACGATCGCGGTGAGCGTCAACAATGGCACGCCGGTCACCACGTCGACGGCCGGCGCGTCGCTCACGAACGCGGCCGCCGCCTTCATGCTCGGCGCGAAGACGAGCTCCGCCAACTTCTTCGGCGGCTCGATCGCGTGCAACGTGGTCGCAAACCGAACGCTCACGAGCACCGAGCGCGGCAACATCCGCACCTGGGCGCAGAAGCACTGCGGCGCGCCGTAGCCCTTTCTACGTTCGGCCGCGTGAAGCGCTCGCTCGTCGTCGCGTTCCTGATCACGGTCGCCCTGATGGTCGCGTGCGTCGTGGCGAGCTGCACGTGCGGCACCGAGACGAAGCCGCCGCCGGCGCCGGCGCCGCACGCCATCAAGTTCGGAGGGGCCAGCTCGAGCGGCAGCGACATCATCACGTGTTCGCAGCTCGTCGACTCGGGCGCGGCCTGCAGCGGCTACGACGCGGCCGGCCTCCTCCCGCTGACACCCAGCACGCAGGACTACGACGCGGGCATCACCCGTTTCGTCGCCATGTACGGCGACTCGATCACGCAGGGGTCGAGCGCGTCGTACGCCTACCCGCTCATCGTCCAGATCGTGATGGGGACGGCGGCGAAGACGTTTGCGCTCGGCGACCCGGGCAAGACGTGCGGCCAGATCGCGACGCTGCACGTGCTCGACGGCGGGCTGACGCCGCCCTTCGCGGCAGCGACCACGAATTACTTCTCGATCATGTGCGGGACGAACGACCGCAAGGACAACGCGGACGCGGACCCGGGCGACGTGCTGGCGGCGGTCTCGAACATGGTCGCGTACGCGCACGACGCGGGCTACCAGAAGACCGTGGTGATGATCGCCCCCCAGTGGACGGGGGGGAACTTCCCGAGCAACTGGACGCCGTACCACGCGGCGCTCCTCGACGCGGCCGCAACGGGGACCGACTACGTGTTCCCGCTCGACGGCGTCGACAACGGGTGCCTCACCCGCATCCAGGACGCGGGCGATTACACCTGCATCTACATGGCGCTCTCGGACAAGGTCCACCCGAACAACAACGGCCAGGCCGCGATCGGGATGGCCTACGGCTCCTGGCTTAGCCAGCACTGAAGCCGAGCCTCTCTACGTTCCGCGGCATGAGCAAGAACGCGACGCGCGAGAGCTCGCCGTCGCCGGCGACGCCGGACGCGGGGCAGGGGACCTCCGACGCGGGACCCCTCACGCAGGACGAGCCCACCCCGATCCCCCGCGCGCGGATCGCCCAGGCCGTCCGGGAGCCGCTCGAGCTCTCGGACAAGGCCGCGGCGCTCCTCCTCGCGTACGTCGAGACGCGCGACGGCGTCCCGCCCACCCCCGAGGTCCTCCTCGAGGAGGGGCGCACGCTGCGCCACCAGCACCCGACGGCGTGGTTTCAGCTCCGGAACTGCAACCCGATGGGCTTCGGGATCGCGCTCGCGCGCTCGGGCCTCCCGGCCGTCAGCGGCCCCGAGCTGCAGGCCGCGATGGCGAACGTCTTCGCGCCGCCGGCGCCCCCTGCACCGGCCCCGAAGGCCTGATCCCCACCCCCTACCTTCGAGGCGACCATGGGCATCGGAACCTTCGTCGACATCAGCGTCTCGCTGAGCGCTCCGGCGCCCGTCACCCGCCAAGGCTTCGGCACGCTGCTCATCGCGACGTACCACACGAAATGGGCCGACCGGATCCGCTTCTACACCGCGGCGACCGCCCTCACGACGCTCGTCGGCGAGGGCTTCGCGACGAGCGACCCGACGTACAAGGCGATGGCGATCGCCTGCGCCGCGAAGCCCACGCCGAAGCTCATCGCCGTCGGCCGCCGCGCGCTCCCGTACACCCAGACGCTCACCATCAAGCTCACGAGCGCCGTCTCCGGCGACGTCTACACGATCACCATCGTGGGCTCCGACGGCGTGAGCCACACGTACACGCTCACATCGACGGGCGTGCCGGCGACCGACGCGACGGCGTTCGCGGCGCTCATGACCGCGACGAACATCGGTACCGTGACGCACGCGAGCGACACGGTCACGATCACGCAGGCGGCGGGCAAGCTCACCGACCTGCAGGAGTGGAGCCCGGGCCTCCTCCAGGTGAACAACACGACGGCCGACCCCGGCATCGTCACCGACCTCACCGCGATCAAGGCCGCGAACAACATCTCCTGGTACGGCGTCTCCCTCGACTCGAACAGCAAGGCCGAAGTCGTCGCCGCGCAGGGCTTCGTCGACGGCACGGGCGTCGGCGGGAAGGTGGGGTTCTGGGACACGGCCGACTACGCCGACGTCGACAACACGTCCACGACCGACACCTTCTCGCGGCTCCAGACGCTCGGGTACCGCAAGTGCTACCTGCAGTACTGCGGGCGCCAGATCCTCGCGTACGCCGGCGTCGCGATGGGCGCGAGCCTCCTCGCCGACGACCCCGGGAGCTACCAGGCGTCGTACCGCTCGCTCGCCGGCGTCCCCGCCGACAGCGACCAGACGCTCACCGAGACGCAGCAACTCGTCCTCAACACGGCGTCGACGTCCCAACCCGGCACGGGGGGCAAGAACGGCAACTGGTACAAGTCGGTCGCCGGCGTGAACGTCTCGTTCCCCGGCGTCACGCCCGACGGCGAGTGGATCGACAACATCATCCTCATCGACTGGCTGCAGTCGAACATGGCGGCCGACATCTTCGCCGTGCGCGCCGGGCTGAAGAAGCTCCCGTACACCGACGGGGGCATCGGGCTCGTCGCGCAGGCGATCCGCACGCGCCTCGTCATCGCGGCGTCGCCGCCGTACCAGGGCATCCAGCTCGAGACGATCGTCGTGACGGTGCCGAAGGCGGCCGACGTCTCGGTCATCGACAAGAACAACCGCGACCTCACGGGGATCTCGTGGAGCGCGGAGGTCTCGGGGGGCGTCAACACCTTTAGCGGCGTGAAGGGCACGCTCACCGTCTGAGGAGGTCCACGATGAGCGGCGCCGACTGGGTTCTCAAGACGTGGAACGTGAATCAGGCGATCCTCCTGGCGTTCGGCGTCACGATCACGAAGGGCACCGGCCAGACGGGCATGTCGGCCGACGGGCCCTTCCTCGAGCTCGAGCAGGACGGCAAATCGTACGACGTGAAGAAGGGGCCCGACGGGAGTGTCGTCCGCTTCAGCAAGAACGAGCCCGTCGCGTACCTCCGCGTGCACGTGATGCAGACGAGCGAGGCGAACGGCGTCTTCTCGGCGATCTGGAACAAGGGCCTCGCCGGCGACGACAGCGACATCGGGACGGCCACGGTGACGGACAACCGCGGCACCACGGCCTTCGCGTCCCTCGCGTGCTGGATCACCGGGCCGCCGAAGCTCGCCTGGGGCGGTGAGCCCGGGGAGCTCGTCTGGGAGATTTGCTGCACGAAGAACTCGCGCTTCGACGGCGGCAACTAAACCGCCGACGCCTACCTTCGGCCGGCATGAAGACCGAAGACCGCACGATCGGGGGCTTCAAGTACCGGATGACGCAGATGGGCGGCATCAGCGGGAAGGACATCGCGCTGATCCTGCTCCGCCCCTTCACGACGCTCCTCGAAGGGGCGGCGAGCGGGGGCCTCGCCGGCGTCACGAAGGAGAAGCTCGTGATGAGCGCCGTGACGTCGGGCTCGCTCACGAAGGCCATCGCGCTGCTCTCGAAGGAGGACCTCGCCGCGGTGTGCGACGCGTTCGCGGCGCAGACGACGGTCTGGGTCAAGGACGGGACGAAGCTCCGCGACTTCCCGCTCGCGACGATCTTCGACGACCACTTCGCGGGCCGCTACTCCGAGATGCTGCAGTGGCTCGCCTGGGGGGTGAGCCTCAACGGTTTTTTCGACGGCGTGCTCCGCCACCTCAGCGCCGGGGAGGCGTCGCCATCCCCCTCCCCGACGGGGTCGACTACTGGGGCTGGCGACTCCTCACCCGTCCCGACCGCCTGAACGGCCCTCGCTCCATGAAGGAGATCGAGGAGACCTGGAGCTTCGAGGACGTCGCGAACGCCCACGCGATGATCGACGTCCTCGACGCCGCCGAAGCGGAGGCCATGGAGCGCGCCGAGCGCGCCGCCGACCCGAACCGCGGGCGACGCCCGAACCGGCGGTGAGCGATGAGCACCCCGCTCCGCGAGCTGCTCGCGCTCTTCGACATCCAGGTCGATGACAAGGCGCTCAAGGGTCTCGACGAGAAGCTCGAGAGCGTCGTCGGGAAGCTCGAGCACGTCGCCGGCAAGATCGGCGAGGTGTTCCTCGGCCGCGAGCTCTTCGAGTTCGTGAAGGGGACCATCGAGGCCGACAGCCACCTCCAGGAGCTCGCGATGCGCCTCGACCTCGGGGCGCAGACCATCCGCGACTTCGGCTTCCTCGCGAAGGACGCCGGCGTCGACCTCGACACGGCCGCGAACAGTCTCGGGCTCCTGCAGAAGAACCTCGGCGAGGCGGCGGCAAAGGGCGGCGAAGCGGGCAAGCGCTTCGCCCAGCTCGGCATCGACATCAAGGAGCCCGACGGCTCGGCGCGCGACTTCAACGCCGTCCTCGAGGACGTGTCGGACGCGCTCGCCGGCCTCCCGGACCAGAACGCGCGCGCCGCCGCGGCGATGGATCTCTTCGGGCGCGCCGGCCGCCAGCTCCTCCCCGTGCTGGGGCAGGGGAGCGAGGCGTTCAAGGAGGCGATGAAGGACGCCGCGGCGCTCGGCAACGGCCTCGGCGACGACTTCTACGCGAAGGTGAAGGACGCCGCCGACGGCTTCGAGCACGCGACGCACGCCGTGCAGTCGCTCAAGGACCGCGCGATCGCCGCCATCCTCCCGGCCGTGGAGAAGCTCGGGAAGCTCCTCGAGACGGGGGCGAAGTGGCTCCTCGAGCTCGACAAGAATACGCACATCATCCAGTCGGCGTTTATCGCGCTCAGCGTCGTCGTCGGCGTCCTCCTGGTCGACGCGCTCGCCTCCGCGACGGCCGCGGCGTGGGCGCTCCTCGCGCCGCTGCTCGTCGAGTTCGGGCCGGTGCTCCTCCTCTTCGGCGGGCTCGTGTGGACTCTCCAGGACCTCTTCGCCCTCATGACCGGCGGCAAGTCGGTCATCGGCGACATGATCCAGCGCCTCTTTGGTCTCCAGGCCGTCAACCGCACCGTCGCCCAGCTCCGCGAGCTCTGGAACGCGGTGAAGCAGGCGATCTACTCCGCCGCCTTCGGCGTGGGCTTCTTCGTCGGCGTCTTCGAGGGGCTCGCGCGCGACCTCAAGATCGGCGACGACCTCACGACGATCTTCCTCGGGATCGGCAAGGCCATCCTCGCCGTGACGCGCCTGCTCGTCGGGTTCGTGCAGGCCGTCTTCGCCATCCCGACGGCGCTCAAGACGGGGAGCTTCGAGCCCATCGGCAAGGCAATCGACCGCGCCGGCGACGCCGTCTTCGGCAAGGACGGGATCTTCGGCAGCGCCGGGATCGGCCAGGCGAGCTCCAACGTCGCCGACTACGGCCTCGTGACGGCGCACGCGCTCTCGCCGACGGACATCGCGGCGCCGGCCGGCGGCCTTCGCGGGCTCCCGGACCTGTCGAAGCTCGGCGGCGTGAAGCAGGACAACACCATCAACGTGCAGGTGCACACCGCGAGCGACCAGCCGAAGGCCGTCGGCGAGGCCACCGGCGCCGGCGTCGCCACCGCGAACCAGAAGGCCCTCGACAACGCCGTCAACGCGCTGAGGAACCGATGAGCGGCGACCCGAACGGACAGCCGTACCTCTCGTGGACCGACGACAGCGGCACCACGCAGACCCTCATCTTCGACCTCGTCGAGAGCGAGGAGTGGAGCTCCGGCTCGGACATTTCCGAGCACCCCGTCGAGGCCGGCGCCAACGTCACCGACCACGTGCGGCCGCGCCTTCGCCAGGTGAAGCTCCGCATCTTCGCCACGAACCAGCCCATCGACTCGAACCAGTGGGCGAACGCCGTCTTTGGCCCCGGTGATGTCATCACGATGCCGGGCCCCACCTGGAAGAAGGGCAACGGCCAGTTCGACGTCGCCCGCTGGAACAACCAGCTCCTCGAGCGCGCGCTCGCCCTCACCGCCGGCGGCGCGATCGGCGGGGCCGTGGGCGGCGCGCTGGGCGGCGGCGCGCTCGGGGGGGCGATCGGAGCCGTCGCCGGCAGCGCCCTCGGCGGCGCGCTCTTCGGCGGGAAGGTCGAGACGGACCACTACGACACGGGCATCGGCCTCGCCCCCTCGCCGGCGCCGCGCCCCTTCACGCCGATGCTCTGGTCGATGGACAACCCCGACGACTACGTCCTCAAGACGATCGCGCTCCTCGGCGCGCTCCGGAGCTCGAGCCAGACGGTGGACTTCTTTGGCTCGAAGGACATCTGCGTCGGCCCGCCCGGAATCGGCGGGATGGCGATCGAGGAGTTCGTCTGGGTCCGCTCCGAAGGGGAGGGGACCGGCGCGAGCCTCTCGCTCGGCCTGAAGGAGATCCGCATCGTGTCGACGACGACGGTGCCGGCGCCGAAGGCGTCGCTCCCGCGCGCGAAGAAGAAGGTCTCGAAGGGGAACAAGCAGCCCTCCGAGCTCGACGACCTCCTCTCGGGCATCGCGAAGGCCTTCGCCGCGGGCCGGAAGGCGGGGAACGAGGCATGAGCGTTCGCATCCCCCTCGGCGACGACCCCTTCGCGGAGCAGGTGACGACGCTCGACGGCGTCCCGTACCGCATGACGCTCTCGTACAATCAGCGGTGCGCGTGCTGGTACTTCGGGCTGCAGTCGCTCGAGGGGACGAGCATCGCGGAGGGGATCAAGCTCGTCGTGCAGTGGGACCTCCTTCTCAAGTGCGCCCACCCGCTGCGCCCGCCGGGCAAGCTGTTCGTCTTCTCGAATACCCCGGACCTCTCGCCTCCCGGGCTCGAGGACCTCGTCGATGGCGGCCGCTGCTACCTCACGTACGTGAGCGCCGCCGAGATCGCGGGGGGCGCGTGACGCTCGCCATCGACGCGCCCGAGCTCCTCTTCGACCGGCGCTACACGGTGCAGGTCGGGACGATGCTCCTTCAATCGGGCACGGCCTCGGCGCTCGACATCCGCGGCAAGGTGCGGCGCGGCGTGAAGGTCTCCGCCGGCGCGACCAAGCCCCAGCCGAACACCTGCGACCTCACGCTCTTCAACCTGAGCGAAGATCACCGGCGCACGATCGAGGCGTCGACGGTCCCCGGCGCGTCGAAGACGAAGGTGCCTGTCGTCCTCTCGCTCGGCTACCGCGGGCGGCAGTCGGTCGTCTTCCAGGGCGAGCTCCGCGCCGGCTACACGGTCACCGACGGCCCGAACACCGTCACGGAATTGACGACCGGCGACGGCGACGACGCGCTCACGCAGACGCGCCTCACGCTCGCCCTCGGGCGCGGTTCGTCGGCCGCCGATGGCCTGCGCGCGATGCTGCAGGCGCTCGGCGTGGGCGAGGGGAACCTCGCCACGGGGCTCGCCCGCATCCAGGAGCAGGCCCTCGCGGCGCAGCTCTTCTCCCGCGGGGTCGTCTTGAAGGGGTCGGCGGCGCAGCTCATGACCGACTTCTGCCGCGCGATGGGGCTCGAGTGGAGCGTCCAGGGGGGCGCGCTGCAGCTCACCGCGCGCGGCCAGCCCCTCGGCGGGCGCGCCATCCTCCTCGACGCCGACCACGGCATGATCGGGAGCCCCACCGTCGACACGAAGGGCATCCTCTCGCTGAAGACGGAGATGATCGCGGACATCGCCCCGGGGGTGGCGATCACGCTGAGCGCCTCGGGGGCGGAGGGGGGCTACCGCGTGCTGAGCGTCGAGACGAGCTTCGACACGGCGGGCAACGACTGGGGCCACGACATCGAGGCGGCGAGGTACTGATGCCGCGTCGCCAGGTCGCCCTCGAGGAGGTCCTCAGCGTCGCGCAGCGCGGCACGACGCGGGACCTGCACAAGGTCCTCCCCGGGATCGTCGTCGCGTACAACGCGAGCGCGGCGCCGAGCGGGGGCACCCCCGGGCGCCCGGCCTCGGTCGACGTCGAGGTCGCCGTGCACGACGTCCTCGAGGACGACGACGGCGAGCTCGAGAGCGAGCCCTGGCCCATCCTCCCCGAGGTCCCCCTGGGCTGCATCCAGCTCGGGGGTTTCTCGATCCGCGCGAAGGCCCAGAAGGGCGACCGCGTCCTGCTCCTGTCCTACGACCTCGACCCGACCAAGCACGTCCTCACCGGCGAGGCCGAGGACCCGCTGTTCCCCGGGAGGCACACCGGGAGCTTCTGGATCGCCGTCCCGTACGACATCACCGACCCCGGCGCGCTCGAGGACCCCGGCGACGACCTGGTCGTCGGCGTCCCGGGCGGGCCCGAGCTCCGGATCGGCACCTCCGACATCCGCCTCGGCCGCACGGCGACCGACTTTGTCGCGCTCTCGACCCCCGTTTTCGCCGCCCTCGACGCGCTCAAGACGGCCGTGACGGGCCTCGGCGGCGTCGTGGCGCCGACGTTCCCGGTGAGCGCGTCGGACATCGCCGCGACGCTCACGAAGGCCAAATAACCGCCTCCCCTAGCTTCGGGGGCATGGCCCCCCCGCCCGACGCGCTCACCGCCGACGGCTTCGTCCTCGAGGAGGACGAGGAGCCCCAGGAGTCCGTCGCCGACTTCGTCTTCGCCGAGGAGCACCGCGCAGGCCTCGGCGCGACGGAGCGCGCGCGGCGCCGGGAGCGTCTCCGGCTCCTCGCCGAGGCCGCGGCGTCTCCCGACCACCCCACGCTCGACTTCGTGGCGGCGCGCGCCCACGCGGTGCGCGCCGGCGTGGTCGTGCACGAGTCGAGCGACCAGGAGCTCGAGGACGACGAGCTCGCCGAGCTCGAAGAGCTCCCCGCCGCCCCCTTCGACGTCGACCGCTTCCTCGAGCTCGAGGACGTCGTCCCGTGACCATCCAGTGGGCGCGCACCGCGAACGGGAAGGACCTGCTCCTCCCCACGCTCGGCAGCGGGCAGAGCGCGCTCGAGCGCGACCCGCTCGCCTGCGCGCAGATCAAGCTCTCGTCGGTCCTCGCCTTCGTGAAGGGGGAGTGGGCGCTCGACGAGTCGATCGGCTTCCCCTGGCGCGACATCTGGGGCCACAAGAACCCGAACCTCGTCGCCATCCGGCACACGTTCCGGAAGTACATCCTCGCGACGCCGCCCGTCGTCGCGCTCGTCGACTTCGCCCTCGCGTACAACGCCGCCGTCCGGAACATCGCCTACGCCTTCGAGGCGCGCATCGCGACGGGTGAGACCGTGACCGGGGGTGGCCCGTGACCGTCTACGGCGTCACGCCGACGGGCTTCGTGCGCAAGCCCCTCGAGGTCCTCGTCGCCGAGTTCAATGCGCGCGTCCGCTCGACGATCGCCAGCGACATCGACCTCGATCCCGATCAGCCCGTCGGGCAGCTCATCGGCATCGCGTGCGAGAAGCTCGCCGAGGCGTGGGAGATCCTCGAGGTCGCCTACAACGCCACGAACCGCGGCGACGCCGAGGGCGACCTCCTCGACAACATCGGCTCGCTCACCGGCACCGAGCGCGCGGTGCAGCGCCCCTCCTTCGTGCCGTGCACGCTGCATTTCAGCGCGGCGGGGACGTATGTCGCGGGCTCGCTCGTCGCCTACGTGAACGGCTACCCGACGGCGCGCTGGAAGAACACGACCACGATCGTCGTGCCGTCGACGAGCGACGACGGGAGCCTTCTCGCGACGAGCTCGAGCCACCCGTGGAGCGGCCTCACGACGTTCCTTTTCGAGTCGCTCGACGACGGGCCGGCCACCGGGAACGCGCTGATCGCGGCGAACGGCGGAAGCGGACACCAGCTCACGCAGAAGGTCCCGGTCTCGGGCTGGCTGTCGATCGTCGACGCCGGCGGCGTCATCCTCGGAGCCCTCGAAGAGGAGGACACGCCGTACCGCGCGCGCCAGCGCGCCCAGCTCGGGCTCGCGGGGAACGACACGCTCGACGCTACGCGCGCCGCGATCCTCCTCGCGCTCCAGAACGCGACGCCGCCCGTCCCCGAGGCCGTCGTCGCGATGTACGAAAACACGAGCCTCGTCTTCGACGTCTCGACGGGCCTCCCCGGAAAGACGTACATGGCCGTCGTCTACGACGGCGACGTTTCGGATCCGACAACCAAGGCCGCCCACAACGCCCTCATCGCGCAGGCGATCTGGTCGAACAAGGCGGGCGCCGCGAGGACATACGGCACCACGAGCGTCGACGTGGTGGACGGTCAGGGAACGACGCGGACCGTCTCCTTCACTCGGGCCGACGAGCTCGACGTCACTATCGGGATGGACGTCTACGTCGCGTCGACGATGAGCAGCGGCGACCGCACCGCGCTGCGGGGGGCGATTGCGAAGGCGATGCAGGACGCCGCGCAGGGCTCGCCGTTCACCATGTTCGGGTCGACGGTCACGCCGAGCTCGGACTCCATCACGACGCAGGGCCCCGGACGAGACCTGATCGCCAGCGCGTTCAAGGCCATCGCGCAG